ACTCCTCCTTTTCCACCAAGGTGCCCAACTTGCAAATCGCATGGGACTCGACTTCCCTTGGAGCCCTCAAAACCTGCCCCAGATACTATCAGCTAGCTATCGTGGAAGGATGGCAATCCAGACGCTTGAGCGTCCATCTGATCTTCGGCCTTCACTATCATTCCACCCTTGAAGCCTACGATCACGCAAAATGCAAGGGCGCAAGTCACCGTGAGGCCATGGAGATCGCCCTCCAGCATGTTATGGAGGTTACATGGGACAGCAAACTTCAACGCCCTTGGACTTCCGACGACCAGTATAAAAACCGCGAAACCCTTGTGCGGACTGTAGTTTGGTACATGGATCAGTTTGAAGATGATCCCCTTAAGACCGTGGTATTGGCGAATGGGAAACCTGCGGTAGAGCTTAGTTTTCGCTACGAAACTGACTACATAAGTCCAGAGGGTAGCCCATATATGATCTGCGGCCACCTTGACCGACTGGCAACCCTGAACGACGAGTATTATGTTGTGGATCGGAAAACTTCCAAGTCCACCATTGACGAAAGGTTTTTTGCATCTTTCACTCCTCACAACCAATTCAGCATATATGTCCTGAGTTCCAAGATCGTCTATGGCATTATGACCAAAGGGCTGATCGTGGACGGAGCGCAAGTTGCCGTGACCTTTTCTCGCTTCCGCAGGGGAACCATCCCCCGCAGCGATGCCAGCCTAGATGAGTTTTACAAGTCCATCGGATTTTATATCCTTCAAGCCGAAATCTACGCCAAGGCTAACTTTTGGCCCATGAATGAAGCTAGCTGCGGTAATTACGGAGGATGCTCTTTTCGGGGCATTTGTTCCAAATCTCCCCAAGTCCGCGAGCAATGGCTTAAAGCAGATTTTGCTAAGCGAGTTTGGGACCCACTTAAGGTTCGAGGAGATGTGTGATGCAAATATATATTAAATCTTCTGTCGTAATACAAGTCATTAGCATATTTCTCCTCCTTATTATCATCTGGTCAAGGATTTCCTAATGCCCTCTATCAAATCTCATCAGTCCACTACATCCACCAAACTTCTCTTTTTGGGCGACTCTGGCGCAGGTAAAACAGGGGCTCTCGCTTCCCTTGCTCAGGCCGGATATTCCCTCCGCATCATGGACTTTGACAACGGCTTGGATGTCCTTAAGTCTTTTGTAACCGACTCATCCAGCCCCTACGTTAAGGCTAATCCAAAGTGCGCCGATGAGCTTTATTACGTCACTCTGACCGAGGAAATGCGTCATGTCGGCGGCAAGGCAGTTCCTAAAAAAGCCGATAGCTGGCAAAAGGCTTTAAAGCTTCTTGACAACTGGCAGGAAAAAGACGAGACCGGAGCCCTTGCAGTGGACTTAGGCCCACTTCGTAACTGGGGCCCAAATGATGTCCTAGTCATCGACTCTTTTACCGGCATGTGTAACGCAGCCCTTAATTTGACCCTAGCCATGAATGGTCGGCTAGGTTCCAAACCCTTCCAGTCCGACTGGGGTGATGCACAAGCCCAAGTCGAACAGTTCCTTGAACTTATCAAAGACAAGGAGACGAAATGCAACGTGATACTCAACTGTCACGTTACATGGCAGGGGGAAGATAACGGCCCCCAGCGAGGATACCCTTCCGCCCTCGGCAAGGCGCTTCCCCCTAAAGTAGCACGATACTTCAACACCATGCTTATGGCTCGGTCGGACGGAGTCGGCGCTAATTCACGAAAGATTTTTACAAGTTCTAATGGCCAGATTGATATGAAAAATACCAATCCCCTAAAGGTGCTTCCTAGCTATCCTCTTGCCACTGGCCTTGCGGATTACTTTAAGGCAGTTAGAACCTAGACCTTTGGTCAGGGCCAAACCCTGATCTTGTGACAGACTGGAAAGACAGTCCAAACCACGGTCAATTTCGACCTTTAACTGGAGCAAAACACAATGGCAACTGATTTTTCATCAATCCTTAACAAGCCTCTTGACACCGTAAAGCGTCCTCCTCCGCTGCCACAGGGCACCTACCATGGCATGATCAAGGGCTATGAGTTCAAAGCATCTCGTCAGAAGCAAACCCCTCTTGTTCAGTTCACCTTCACCCTTCAGGCTGCTGGTGAGGACATTGCAGCCGAAGATATGCAGGACGTGGATTTGAGCAGGAAGTCTCCGACAACAGACTTTTATCTCACGGCAGATGCTGAATATCGTCTCAAGGAGTTCCTTGAGACCCTTGGCATCAACACCACAGGCCGGACTTTTGGTGAAACTCTTCCAGAGGCTATTTCCAAAGCAGTCATTATGGAAATCGGCCATCGCCTGAACCCAACTGATCCAACTGCACCTCCATACATTGACGTGAAGAATGTTAAAGGTGATAACTAAGCCTAGCTTGTACTAGGGAGAGGGAGGGCTTCGGCTCTCCCTTTTTCCTTTTGAAAGGAGTCTATCATGTCTGAAATGCCTCAAATCTATAACGTAAGCCTTGATGCTTACTTTCCGGTTACTCAAGAAAATATTGATGAGTTTATGCGGCGCGAGTCTATGTATCGCGTTCACATGCAAGTTCTTCGTGTCATAGACGAGGAATTTACCTTGGCTCGTAAACTCCCAAACATGACCAAAAAAGAAACCATCGAGTCCATCTGTTCCCGACTAAAGGAAATTTACTAATGGCTAGCCAGCAAGAATTTCAACGCATACCCCTCACCGAGATCAAGGTGTTGAGGGAGGAACGTCAGCGAAAAGTAATCGACGTGAGCAACCTTGTGGACTCGGTTTCTAAGCGAGGAGTCCTGAACCCTATTATCATCACCAAAGACAACGTGCTAGTGGCTGGTGAACGTAGGTTTGAGGCTTCCAAAGCCGCTGGCCTTTTCGACATTCCATGCCGGTATCTCGAGGACCTCGATCCTATCGAAGCCCAAATTATTGAGTTAGAGGAAAACGTCAAACGCAGCGACCTTGATTGGCGTGACCTTGTAACAGCCTATTCCGCCATTCATGATCTCTACTCCCTCCAGCCGGATTGGAGTCAAAGCAAGACCGCTGATGCCCTCGGCCTCGGCACAGGACTTCTTAGTTCCATTTTGCGAGTTGCTCGCGACATCGACAATCCTCGGATCAGCGAAGCTACTTCCTATCGAGTTGCTTACAATATCCTTAGTCGAGTTGACCAACGGGCTACCGGAGATGCCCTTAGCGACATCATCAATGCCACAGTTACTTTTGGGGATGAACTTAGCGACCCACCAAAGCGAGAAGAAGGAAATGAGGCACCGGAAAGTGAGGATCAGACCGAAGGCTCTCCAAAGCCCGCCAAAGACACCTATGCCCCAGCCCGTGCCGCAGCTTCGTCCCCAACCGAGCCTTCTCCAGACCCAATCTTGAACGTGAATTTTCTTGAGTGGACAGAAGCTTACACTGGCCAGCCCTTCAATTTCATCCATTGCGATTTCCCCTATGGAGTCAACTATAACGCAGGAAAGATGAGTGGCAGCCAGCGTTGGGAGCAGTATTCCGACTCCCCAGATGTCTATTGGACTCTCCTCGGTTGCCTATGCAAAAACTTAGACAAGCTAATGAGCCCATCGGCTCATCTTATGTTCTGGTTTTCAATGGAGCACTATCATGAAACTCTCGAGTTCTTTGCTACCCATGCACCAAGCCTTCAAGTTCAAAAATTCCCTCTTATCTGGACTAAGAGTGACAATGTTGGCATCTTGCCTGATCCCAAGCGTGGGCCACGCCGAATATACGAAACTTGTCTTATCGCCAGTCGCGAAGATCGCTACATTCTCAGATCGGTCTCCAATTCCTACTCTGCCCCTACCGACAAAACCAATCATAATTCTGCCAAAAACATTGCGATGCTCAAGTCTTTCATGTCTATGTTCGTGGACGAAAACACACGGATGCTTGACCCAACATGTGGCAGCGGCAACGCCCTTCATGCCGCAGATCAACTAGGCGCAAAGCAAGTTCTTGGCTTAGAAATTTCCCCTGAACACTACACTAATGCCTTAAGAAGTTTTAAACAAGCACAAGCCCTCCGGAGACTTTCAAAATGACCAAGCCACATTTTCCTATCAAGCGTTACAATGAGATCGTCAAAGACACCATTACCCAACTCAAAGCTTTGGGTGAACTTAAAGGCCGTGAATATGCCGGAACTGGTGATCGGCTGGGCAATTTCCGCCGCCATGCTAATGCCACCGGCCTTCCCATGGAAACCATCTGGAGAATATATGCTGCCAAGCACTGGGATGCCCTCATGCAATACGAGCAAGATATGCGGGCAGGGATCACCGGCATTAAGCGACTGGAAACCCTAGCTTCTCGCTGCGATGACATCATCGTCTATCTCTTACTTTTCAAGTGTATGCTGGAAGAAAGGGAGACCCAAATTAAGCTACCTGATCTTTTTGACCTTAACCAAAGTGAACGCTCAGAATGACCTCAGCTCCCTTCTACTCCACTAACGGCCCGCGAAATGCTCGGATCGCCATAGTCGGCGAAGCATGGGGAGATCAGGAAGAAATGACCAAGCTGCCTTTCATGGGCAGTTCCGGCCAAGAACTTACCCGTATGTTAGCCGAGGCGGGGATCTCGAGAAGTGAGTGCTTTTTAACCAGTGTTTTTAACTTTAAACCTCCGCAAGGAGATATTGAGAAAATCTGTGTCAATAAGAAGGAAGCTGGCCTTGGCTACCCAATGCCGCCTTACGGCATGGGCAAGTATATCAAGCCAGAACTCTTGGGCGAAGTTGCAAGACTCCAGCAAGAACTCCAGATCGTAAAGCCTAACCTTACCTTGGCCTTAGGCAATACGGCTTGCTGGGCACTCCTCAATTCCAGCGGCATCGGCTCCCTTCGAGGCACCGTAGCCTACTCTACCCTAGTCGATGACCTCAAAGTCCTTCCCACCTATAACCCAGCCGCAGTTATGCGTAACTGGGCACTTCGAGTAATCGTGATAACGGATTTGATGAAAGCGGAAAGGGAGCGTCATTTTCCTGAAATCCGCAGACCGGAAAGGGAAATCCTCATTAGCCCCAGCTTTGAGGAAATGCTCGAATGGTGGCAAGAAAATTCCTCAGCATTATACCTCGGTGTGGACATTGAAACTCGCCTAGGCCAAATCACTTGCATCGGTTTTGCTTCCAGCCCCACAAAAGCCATGGTAATTCCCTTTGTAGATTACTCCGGCAAATCCTATTGGCCTACCCCTGACCTTGAGCTTGATGCTTGGAATTTCGTCGAAACCCTTTTAAGCTCTCCTATCCCCAAGGTATTCCAGAACGGCCTCTATGATCTCCAGTACATCCTCCGAATGGGCCTTAAAATTCAAAATTGCACTGAGGACACTATGCTGCTTCACCATGCCCTTTACCCAGAGTTGCAAAAAGGTCTTGGCTTCCTTGGCTCCATCTACACCAACGAGTCGTCATGGAAGAACACTTATCGCAAAACCACGCTCAAGAAGGATGAATAGGATTTTAGTCCTAGTTCCACCAAGGCCATTAGAAGGTCATGGGCGGGCATCTTTTATCCCATGTATGATTGCCTATCCCTTCCCATACTTTGCCGCCACGCCTCAAATGTGTGTCAAATTATGGCCTTGCTTTCCTTTCCTTTATCTCATATTCTGATCGTCCTAGGAGATACCATGTTACGAGTTTACCCTGCTTCCAAAATCCCACTGGGCTGGTTTTGGCTTGACCTTCACGATAGGTGGAAGGAAATTTATATCCATGCGAGGTGGATTAAACATTGGGCAAATAAAACTCAGGAAACTCCAGCCAATGCCCGCGAGTTTTGGGTTGAGGATTTTGAAGATATTGAAAGTGCAGATTTAGTTGCAGTTTACGCTCATGAAAATGATCAGCTTAGAGGGGCTTTGGTTGAAGTTGGCTATGCCCTATGTCTGGGACTTCCAGTTGTCCTGATCGGAAACCATAAGGACTTCGGAACTTGGCAGCACCACCCCGACATTATCAAGGTGGCAAATTTAACTGAGTTTCGCAAATATCTAAAAACTTTTCAAGCTGCAAAAAGAGGCCAAAATGCCGGTAATTAAAACCTCGACTTATGCCCCTGCGACCAAAGATGAGTCTCACCAAGTCTATAACGGTTTAGATTGCTGCATTACCCTGGAAGTTCTCAGGGAACTTAAATCCCTCCATCCGGTCAATCCCCAAGTCTATAATTTCGCTCTTGCTCTCCAAGCCCCTGCTTTGGAAATGATGCAAAGAGGTTTTCTTATAGACAAGATCTCGGCGCAGAACTCCATCAAGGAGTGTGAGGAGAAAATCCTTTTTCTCCAAGAGGTGCTGGATGAGTTTGCAGTTGCAGTCTGGGGCAAACCCCTCAATCCACGCTCCCCCACCCAACTTATAAAATTCTTCTACGAGGCCATGAAGCTTCCTGAGGTCTGGACGAGCAAAAAAGGGGTACGCAAACTTTCCACCGACC